ACCAACACCTGTTCCACCAATTAGGAAAGGAGTTTCGTTAGCCTGTAGTGTGTAAAGCATTTTTTGTAATGCCTTGCTAGGTTTATATTTCATATTTACCTCCATGAAATAATTATAGTTAAGTTAGTAGAATTACTAACACCAAGACTAAAACACCTTTTAAGATGTTCTAGTTTCGTCTGATTCTCACAGACTCTTCAGTTGGTTTATGGATTATTTACACCTTTCATAAGAGATTCAAATTCTTTGAAACATCTCGCTCTAAATCCAAGTTCTGATTCTTTTTGATCAACAGATTCTTCTAGTTCATCACTTAGCTTACTGATAGCAACCATGAATTCATTTCTGTATTGATCAAACATATCTCTTAGAATTAAAACCTTTACTTGTTCATGGCAATCACTTTCATCCATAAGACCGCTATTAAACGTAGAACGTACTTCACGAATTTTAGTCTCAAGATGAGAGCATTCACAACAATCATGCAACCCTTTTTCATTTATCATTTTGATTCTTCTCCTAATCTTTTTACAGCTTTATCAAAAGCTTCAATCAGATCAATCCTTATTTCAGAAAATTCATTGTCCAATTTATCATCAAATTCAACCAATCCATTTTCATTATCATCACTAATCCGAGTTCGTGAAAACCCAAAGAGTTCAAACAACTCTTCAAGCTTATCTGACAATAGACAAAAGCCTTCAGAGGAAACTGTTAAATCTTCGCAGATGTCTCCTCCTTCCTCTTCATATCTATCAAACAATGGCTCACCTGTTTCAGGGTCTTGGGCAATTCCTGTCGCAGATTCCTTAACAAGTTCTTCATAAATTTTTTCTAATTTATTCATATTTCTAACCTCCATAGTTAGTTTCTTGAACCCCAACATTAGGATTCTCATCAGCACGTTAATTCGTGGACTATCTTATTCAATGACTACCTCAAACAATTTAGAAATAAAAAAAAATATAAAAAAAAAGACAAAAAAAAAGAACCAAAAAAATACGCCACTCCATTACAGAGTAGCGTATATATTAGTTAATAGAACCTCACTCAAAACCAAGAAATATAATTCCTATTTGAGAGAGAATAAAAAAGAAAACTAGCATCAGCAAAAAAGGAATGCCCATGTTATACATTGCTCACCTCTTTTTTATGTTTAAAGTTTTCTAACCTTATATAAAGGAAGTAATCATTTTCGTCAGATAAATCTAGGCTAGAAATGAATAAATCAAATAAGCATTTATCCATTACTAACCTCATTCAACCAACCCTGTTTAGTTGCTTCATATTTGGGAAGTGATAAATTACCACGACCAAAAGTTACAACACCAAGATCAGTATGAAAGTTCACCTGTTGATCGTCTTCAATCTCTAAGTCTTGACCCTTGAACCTCAACATCTGTGAGAAGTTTTTTTGGTACACCGACATATCAAAACCAAGAACATAAAAGAGAGAATTTAATCTCTCTCTAGTTGTTACAGTTCCCCAACCACACATACTAAAAGATAAGATTTCTCCGTTGTGATCTTCATCCCAAAATGCGATTTTATGACCATGCAGAAAAAATCCTTCTCCATCTGTGTATGTGTTGGAAATAGTTTTGGTTCTCCTATCATTGAAAGCTTGAGCGATTACCCTAGATACATTTCTCATTAGCAAGACTCCTCTATAAAGTGAATCAACTCTTCTAGTTCCTCGCAACGCTTACCCTCATCAGGTAAACCTTTAAACTTAGGAAAGAAGTTATTTAATGCACCTATGATTAAGCTTAGTTCTGAATCTTCAAATATCTCATTCAAATCTAAATCACTTTGACTTCTTTTCTCTTTATTCAGGTAGTAATTAAAAAAGTCTTCTACTGTTTCTGTTTGTTCAAGTTCTTTTGGAATTGATAAACTTGCAGTGATACTTCCGTTTTCATTATATTTTATTTTCATTATTAGACCCTCCAGTCTGTTTCGTTTAATTTGGCTAGAGATAACTAGAATTAGTTACCTCACTCATCAGGTACAAGAAGCCACCTTGTACGACATTGGAGGATGTCACTACTGTCCGATTATCGTTAACGCCTCCCCAACTCAGATTGTGTTGGTTCTTTGGGTACGCATTTTGTTTTGAAGCTTTACTTCTATCTTCGAGGGTAATTCTTGTGACCCTCATTACTAGTTAAGCCCTGTCACGACCTAGTAAACTATCTTGATCTAATCTATAAAACCTCCTATGGGTTTTGTCTAAAATATAACCATATCATTACACATCATAATTGCAAGCATATTGTGAGCATTACATCACTAGATAATTTAGAACATAATGCAAGCATGAAAGAAAAAGAAAAACCTAGTCTCCAAATAGTTGGGAAGGAAGATGAGCTAACAATTAAACAACGTAAGTTTGTTGATGCAATTGTTAAGGGTACTTTCCCCACATACAAAGAAGCCTACTTCAATAGCTATGATGTTACACCGAACAAGAATGGTTCAATCCCTAAATGGGTAGAGGTAGAAGCTAGCAGATTACTAAGCAGTAACCCTAAGATAACCCAAAGCATTAGGAAGGCATTAGAGAGGAAAGAAGATCATGCAGTAGCCTCAAGCATCCGAACGAGGAGTTACGTTTTAGAACGTCTATATAAAGAGTCAACCGAAGCTGATAGTTCCGCAAGCAGAATCCGTAGCCTTGAGTTACTAGGCAAGAGCGTAGCATTGTTTAGTGACGTAGTAGAGACGAAGGAAGCTAGGCAAAGCACAGACATAGAAGCAGACATAGAAGAGAAGATCAAGACCCTGTTGGATAGCGAAGACTAGAGAGGGTTTAGTATCGTACACATATGATAGCGTAATGCAATCTTTTTCTTTTCTTTTTTCTTACCCCACCTTTTTTCCTGAGATAACCGAGCTATATATTGACCCCCCATCCCCCTGTGTATATTAACGTTACCTGACTGACTATAATACATAGTGATATGCTCAAAATATCACTAACTTTCATATACCCCCCCTATTATATAGCAGTTTGCTAGCTTTTTTTGTTGTTATATGGGTTTTCTCTAGGATATTGCCCAGGATTCCTGCACCCCCATATTATTTTTTTAAAATAATAGTTGATTTTTCTGTGAAGGGGGTGCAATATGTTAAAATCTAGTAGTTCCTATACCCAGTAATTACCAATTATCTAATAAATACTTATTAATAAGTACTTATTAAGATTTTTATTTAATAAGTATTTATTAAATAGATAAATACTTCTTTTTTGTGTTTATATATTACAAATCACTAGGAATGTAATAAGGGAGAGTAGTACACATGAATAAAAATTTACTAAGTAAAGTAAAGAATTTATCTCCTGTACAGAAACAAGAGTTACTGTCTCTTCTTGAAGAGTTGGAAGCAGCTAAAAGTAGAGAGAAATGCCATGATGGTTTTATGGAGTTTGTTTCTGAGATGTGGTCAGCGTTTATTCATGGTCATCATCACGAGATAATGGCTGATGCCTTTGAAAGAGTCGCTAAAGGCGATCTAAAGCGTTTAATCATCAATATGCCCCCTAGACATACTAAGAGTGAGTTCGCTTCTTATTTGCTTCCTGCATGGTTTCTAGGTAAATACCCAGATAAGAAGATAATCCAAACAGCTCACACCGCAGAATTAGCTGTAGGCTTTGGTAGGAAGGTTAGAAACTTAGTTAATAGTGCTGACTATAAGGCTATATTCCCTGATGTCAGTTTGCAATCAGACAGTAAAGCTGCTGGTAGGTGGAATACGAACCAGGGTGGTGATTATTTTGCGATAGGGGTAGGTGGTGCAGTAACTGGTAAAGGTGCTGACCTCCTAATCATTGATGATCCCCATTCAGAACAAGAGGGTGCAAGCTCTGATATCAACGTATTCAATAGAACATACGAGTGGTATACATCTGGTCCGAGACAGCGTTTACAACCTAATGGTTCTATCGTTGTGGTTATGACTAGATGGCACAATAAAGATTTAACAGGACAAGTGGTTGATGCAAGCATTAAACGTGGCGGTGCAGACCAATGGGAAGTTATAG